CGTTGGAACTTTTCCAACTTTTGACAAGTATACAAAAAATGGAGACTCTTCTGGTGCTAATTCAGCAATTCTATCACTAAAGTCATATAACCTACGTGATGGAATCGTATTGTCGATAATTGCACCCGGAGTACCAAATTTTACTTGTCCACTATTATAAGTAGCCATTTATTTTTCTCCTAAGTTTATTTATAACACTTTACTGCGTGCTCCGGCACTCATGATAGAATCCCACATTTTATCAGCATCATTTTTTGTTTTAGCTGGTTGTCCTTGCAGAACTCCGGCAGAGCGAGGAGCGTCTTGTGCGGCTCTCACCGCATCTACGGTATCAGTATTTGTTTGACCAACCCCACTGACATCACGATACAATTTCACAAGATTATTAATTCCAACGGCTTCCTTAGGCTGTGTGGTAAACTCCAGAAATCCCTTAATCTCAGAATCTGACATTTTATAGTTATTTCTTAGTTCGTTCACGGTATTATTCAAATGCATTTCTGTCTGCATCTGAGCCTGTTGTTTAGCCGCTTGTTTTGACACTCTTTCATTAACCATGCTTTCTATTTTATTTTTAACATGTTGACTGGAAGCAGAGCCATCTTCTGTAAATGCATCCCAAGGGTTGAACTCGTCTTTGCCTATACCGGGAGCTGATTCCTGTGCACTTTGTGGATTAGATATGCCATCTTGCAATGTCTTTACCAAATCAGGTCTCGACTCCAGAAGATTCACCAAAGGTTCATACTTTTTCAAGTCTTGTAATTCCGCTTGTGAGCGGTCATACATTGACTGAAATTTACGAACCTCTGCATCATCTACTAAAGCCGAAGCTTCTTCGGGGACATTTGCAACCTGTTCTCCAGATTGCCCTGCAATGACTTCATCCACCAATGAACTTTCATCTCCATACGCTGTAGCTTCGACATTCGCCTCAATTTGTTGTTCTAACGATTCCATGTTTTACTCCTTTAAGATGTCTCTAGGCTTTTAGAGTAGAACCAGTTGCCTTATCAGCCTCACGGTTGATTCGGTTCGCTAATTTCTCTACCTCGAGCTTCACCTCTGTTTCAAGTTTATTACGTTGTACTCTTCTATCCGCTTTAGAATCGGAATTAACTCCGGAAAGTCGTGATTTGAATTTCTCAACTTCCACTCGTTTCCTATCCTGTACGGATTCTCTTTGGGCTGTTTGCAAGTCTCCCTGCAAATTCTTTAACTGACCTTCAAGGGCTTGTATCTGTGACATCATTTGTTGTTTCTCGTCTGTACGTCGCATAATACCCTCTTTGTCAAAAATCTCTGGGTTCTTTTTCAGAACCTCATACCTGTCTACAATACCTAACTGAAATGCTTCTAAATAGACATTAAGTTCTGCCCATTTATTAGTTGGCATAGAAGAACCCGGTTCAATTCTTATATCATGTTGTTCAATGTTATACTTCTCTTTCTTAATATCAACTACAGAACCAGATACATCTGTATAAAAATTCACCATAACATCAGTTTGGTCGTTATTTGGCTGTGCCAATCTAAACATTTTCTTATAACTATAGTGACCTTTAGATAAATTATAAATTACTTTTCCAAGCCTGTTTATAGAAAATTCTATATCCCTAAGCTTTGATTTGGGTCTTTGACTGCCTAAAGCTATCATTTGCTCAGTTCCCCTAACTGTATCGGGAGCTTTATCAGCAAATCCATGCATCATCTCAGGCAAGCCGAATATAAAATCAATGTAAAATTCACATTGTTGTATGAGTTTGTAAAATTCACCAGCAAGTGGTGAAGGTTGTGGATAATGTGGCTCGCCTTGAGATGAATCTATTTCAATAACAGCATTTGGGTTAGCCCAATCTTGTTCCAACTGAGCTATGTCATCAACACTCCCAAGTGGAACTAATAATTTTAAACCAGCAGATGCTTGAGCATGAGACAAAGCAAGAGACCATAATTTATTAAGGAGTCTCTGCATAGGTCTTGCTCTTGATACATCAGACTTAGGATAAGGTGTCCCTGTCCATACATTTGGAAGTGGAACTATAGGATATATATTTGAATTAAGGATATCTTCATATAAAACTATCTCACCTATTGATGCACACACCTTTACTCTAGTTTGAAAGACTTGAGCAATTTCAAAATATCCAGATTCTAATACATCCTTATTTTCTTCAGAGAATTGTACAAACTCTTCTTCAGACAATACTAATTCTTCTCCATCTTGGATATTTACAACATGATAAAAAGGAACTTTTACTTTATAAAATCTTTCAAGTATCTGATACTTTTTAACCTGCATAAAGTCTTTATCTTTAACTTCAGCAGGGGTAAACACAGTCATTGAGTTTTTATTTTGTGCAGAAGGATAATCTTCGCCGTTGTATTCTGAATACTCAGAGATACTGCGAAGTAAGCCATCAGACTGTTCGCCAGTTTCGGGGTCTACTACATCATCTAATTCCGGGTAAAGGTTAATGACTTGCTCACCAGTAAGGACTGTAGATATAATAATGCCATCAGAATCATCATACCAACGATTACGTGAAGAAGGAGATACGTAAACCCTAAAGGGGTCAAGATAGGTGAACTTGACATCACCTTTCCCGAAATCTGATTCTCTATCAACATAAGCATACAAATAACCAAGACCTGTAGTTGCATAATCATGTATAGCCTGTTTCATCTGGGAATCGCCATCTGAAATTTGCCAGATATAACTAACAATAGTTCTCCAGACACTCGCTACCTTTACATCAGAGTCTTCTCTTGGTGTAATTGTAAATGCCGGAGGTCTTGATGTAAGTACCGCTTTAAATTTTTCAACTGCCGAAGAAACCCTGTCCATAGGAACATCAGCTTGGTTTCTGGCTTGTAGTTCGTCTGATTCATCAGCGGTAAAATGGTTACCAAGATAAAAATCAATATCTTTTCTAGCCTCAGTATCCCAATCCTGACGAGCATCACTCCAATTCCTAAAGAGCTCTTGATTCTGTTCTGCTCTAATATCTTTGTCCATTTTAGACATATTTATCTTTGTAAATATCCTTCTCTAGCAACCGGGAACTCTATGTTATCTTCGTATAGATTGCCTTTAAAATTTCTTTTACCCTGCCAAGGTGGCAATATGCTTTTTCCATCAGATTCAATCATTTCAGCATCATAAGTCTGGGACTCTTTAGCTTTTTTTAGAATCTCTTGGATTTGAAGCATTTTTATCATTCTTTCAAACTCAGCGGCTTGTTCCGGAGATTGAAAAGGTGTCGTTGCTGTTTTATCTTGTGGAGATACTTTATCTCCCATAAAAGGACTCATTAATGTCCCCGGAGGATATTTTCTTCCAGCTTCTCCTACTCCTCCACCTTCTTGAAAACCTTTTGTACTATTATCTAATCCATAGAGATTATTAGCATATAATTCATTGATTCTTTGTCCAAGTATCGTTTCACCCAAATCGTATTTATAATCACTAATTGACTTTTTCTTCCCACGCTGTTTTAACAAAGATTGTTCACCAAAAATATCTCCAATGTCAATGCCTTCTTTCTTACCGGAATAAGACGGTATTGCATCTTCCGCTGATTGTACTAATTTCTGCAAATTCATGAACCTTAGTTCTTGTTCAACAAGTGGCTTATAATAATCATCATCAAGGAGTCCTCCCAACATATCTTGTCTACCTGCTAAAATCATATCAGATATATATTTATGAATTGGGTCTTGATACCTTCCCGGCTTCTCCCTAGTTGCATATTCTCCCATTCCATATTCTTCCCAAGAAGGATTTTTTAAATTCGATTTGAATTTCTCTTCCCATTCACCTTCTGGATACCCTTCCACATCTCCACCATTTTCATAGCCGGGTACTACTTCTCCCCCGCCATACATAGGCTTCATGTTTGCAAGTTGCGCTTGTCCAATTAATGCATCAATATTGCCGTGAGCGGCATTATCTGAAATCGCATTTAATTGTTTTAAAAATGGTTCACCTAACATAGCCGCCGACTCCTGTTTAATTACAAATTCTCCGGGGGTAAGCATTGCAGGTACTGTATCTGTTGTTCCAGCCATTAGTCTCTTATCTCCACATGTACTAAATCATCAAAATTATTATCTTTAATCTCGCCATCGGAATCCCAATCTCCTCCCCAGCGAATATTTACATTAAGCTGTTTACCAATACCACGAATCATACCACCCATGTAATGAAACCGCTCTCTATCTTCCCAATCTATAGGATATGGCG